ACAAGGGTGCTTACCAAGTTATACCAAGAGGAGATGTCGAATGGATTGGCAAATAACATTTTTAGTATTTATAGCTTGTGCAAGTGGACATATCTTTTACAATTTAGGTAAAAGGATAGGCATAAGTAATACACTAGACTACCTTAAAGCGGATGGACAGATAGACTTTGATGAGGACTGAAATTTAGTTCTTGACAAGGTGGTATTTTTTTGGTATAATAATAGAGTAAAATTTAATTTTACACGATAATTTACGCGGAGTTGTGGGGACTTCCAAATCAAAACCCCTCATATGTCTGGCACGAGTAGGAACTTAAGCATTCCGAGGGTGAGGTTAGGAGCACCACTTTCCACCAGTGGTCGGGTTTTGTTAGACATAATATTATAATAACCGAGACGCCGCAAGGGTCTCACAGAGGAGTGCCGAAAGGACTCTAACATAGGAGAAAACCAATGACTGGATTAACAGCATTAAACTTTAACGATTTCGACAAACTATTTGTCGGCTTTGACCGCTTGAACAACGAGCTAACGAGAAGAAACGAGAGTTCACCTCTTACTAACTATCCAAGATACAACCTAGTAGCAGTCGGCTCGGAGGGATACCGAATCGAGATTGCGCTACCTGGCTGGTCGAAAGATGATATCGACATCAAGCAACACAAAAATAAACTTACTATAGAAGGAACAGAAAAACAAGAGTTAGAGTCTGCTGAGGAACACTATATCCATAAAGGACTTAGTGGTAAAACCTTTAGCAGAATCTTTACGCTTGGCGATTGGGTAGAAGTATCCAATGCAGAATTCAAAAATGGTATGTTAGTTATTAACCTACAGGTCAACACACCTGATGAGAACAAGCCTACGACGATTAATATAGGCTAGGAGAAACTATAATGCAATATGCAAAACGATTTCTTAATCGTGATGCTCTATTGCAAGCGGTTAAGAAAGTTAAAGAAAACTACTGCCCTGATGGGGAGTTATGCGAGGTAATTATTATGTTCACAGTATGTTTCGGAACCATGTATTTGGCAATGTTACCACTATGGTCATAACTAAAGAAGCCTTAGCGATGTTAGAACAGAGAGTCGCCTCAAGTAGTGATGCTTGGGGCGCTCGACTTACAGTAACAAGTGGTGGCTGTGGAGGTTATACATATGATTTAAGTTATGCCGAAAGTCCTAATTTAAATGATGTGGTATACCACAATATCTTAGTAGTAGATATACTAAGTAGGGAGTATCTAGAAGATGCAAAAATGGATTGGGTGGTTGATGGACTTAATCAGGAGTTTAGAATTACCAACAACAAAGAGAGTGGACGCTGCGGTTGTGGCGAAAGCTTCTATATATAGGAACAATATGAAAATAGGAACACAGGGTTTAGAATTAATAAAGCACTTTGAAGGCTTAGAGCTAAATGCTTATCAGTGTGCCGCAGGCGTATGGACAATAGGTTATGGACACACTAAAGGCGTTGAGAGTGGAATGAGTATTTCAGAAGCCAGAGCAAATGAAATGCTAGAAGAAGAATTAGGCGAGTATGAAAGTTATATTAATGGCTTAGTTACAGTTGAATTAAACCAAAACCAATTTGATGCAATGGTATCATGGGTTTATAATCTAGGAGTTGGAAACTTAAAAGCAAGTACACTTCTGAAAGTTTTAAACGCAGGAGATTATGATGGAATACCAGCTCAAATGATGAGATGGAATAAAGCAGGTGGCAAAGTATTAGAAGGATTAACTCGCAGGCGTCAAGCTGAAGCGGATATGTTTAGTGGTAATTAAACACGAAGGAAAAGAGTACCAAATCTCACAAGAAATGTGGGACGCTATGAATCAACAGGCAGAAGAACGCGGTATGACCATAGATGAATATATAACAGAAGCGTTCACATTATTAAAGGAGCGCGATGCAAAACACAAACGAGTATGAAATCTATCACTCATACACTAAAGGAGATAGAGTAGCTACAGTAGTGAAACATAATATTAATGGTAGTTGGGGAGTTCACATGAAAAATGGAGACAAGCCTGGATTATTAGAGTATTATCCAACTCATAGTGAAAGCTGGGCAGAAAATTGTGCAGAAAACTTTGTAGAAGGTATAAAACAAATATGATTGATGAAATTACTTTATTAAAAAACGAAATAGCTGCTATGCAAAAACAATTAGGTTCAGCATACACAAGAATTAATGAGTTAATTACACAGAAAAATCAAGAAGATAGAGAAAGAAGATTATTAGGTCTTAAAGGAACTTGTGAATACTGTGGTAAATGACAAAAGATGGCAAGATAACAGTGATGGTTGGGTAAAAGCCATGACAAAGAGTAAAGAACAAAAGGAAAGAATGGAAAGACTAGACGCATATGAGATAAAAATAACGCTAACTCAAGACCGAAAAGAGGGCGACCCATTCGATTGGATTCAAGAAGCATTAGAACACTCTCTTTTTAAAGAAAAAGCAGTTGTAATTCTAGCTACTGATGTAACGCCGCTGGATATATGGAGCGACGAAAATAAATGGATGCGCGATGCTAGTAAGACTTAATAACTATAAGAAGGGAATTAAGGCACTAAAAGAACATCAAGCATCAACTAAAAGCCCTAGCATTTGGGCACAGCTCGAAGAAGAAATTGAAGAATTAACTTCGAGAGTAAAGGACATAGAATGTCAAATCAAGAAAAATTTAGCGGAGACATGAGCCGCAACGAGGTAGAAATTGACCTCAATAAATTCATGGCAATGGTTTCAGAAATTGGTGAATTAAAAGCTAAAATTATGGAAATGGAGAACGAAAGAGAGCCAGATAACCCATGGCAAAGATGGATATGGTTATCAAATATGATAGACGCTTGGAGAATCTTTCCAAGAATGTTCTTATCAGTATATATTGTATTACTTTATAAGTGTACTATATGGTTCATGGAACTTCCAGCACCAACATTTGAACAATCGGGGCTGATTTCAATAGTAGTAGGAGCAGGCGCAGCTTGGTTCGGACTCTACGCAGGAACAGCAAAAGACAAAATTAATAGTAAGTAAGGTAAATGGTAGACATATTTGATAATACTCTGATGGAGGACACTAGAGAACAGTTATATATGTTCTGTACTACAACAGATTATCAAATAGGGTGGGGAGATGTATCAACTTTTGAAACTCGACAGTACCCTTGTCTACACCACACCTTAAACCCCAAAGAATGGAAAGAACTTAAATTTATAGAAAGCATAATTAATCCACAGCTAATATCCAAGCTAGAGGGATTAAAATTTTCAAGTGCTACTATTAATCTTTCTTTCCCTTCATCAATCAACTTCCCCCATACTCATGGGGGTAGTACAGTTCTTGTATATGATATAAACCCAGACTGGAGGCATGAATATTATGGAGAAACAATTTTCTATGATGACGCAATGCAAGAAGCTACAAAGAGTGTTTTATATAAACAAAATCGCTCAATACTTTTTGATGGCACTACGCCTCATAGTATAAGACCTTCATCACATATAGCACCCCAATATAGATTTACTCTCGGAATCTTTTTCACACAACCCAACTTTATAGAAGAAGCAAAAAATAATACTTGACATAGCACTTAAAATTTTGTATAATACATTATGAATTTATTTTACTTAGACGAAGATTTAGACAAATGTGCCGAGTATCATGTTGACAAACACATTGTCAAGATGCCGCTAGAGGTTGCCCAAATACTATGCACTAGTATATGGATTGACAAGTTTTTAGGGTTTGTACCTCGAGCACTCAATAAAGAAGAACGAGATTTACTCAACTCAGAGAAAGCAAAGATAAAACATCTACCCCCAGCAGAAAGACCAATCACACCATATTTACCTATGATGTACAACCACCCATGCACTATTTGGGCTAGGTCATCATTGGACAATCACGAGTGGACACACTGCTATGGCAATGCTTTGAATGATGAGTACAGATATCGATATGGCAAAGAGCATAAGTCCATACACGAAGTAGTAAATAAATTACCCAACCCAGTGAATATGCAAAGAGTAGGTTTTACAGAGTTCGGTTTAGCCATGCCAGACGAGTTGAAGGACTATAGTAATCCTATTCAATCTTATCGAGACTATTACCACCTAGATAAAGCCACCTTTGCAAGCTGGAAATTTAGAGATAAACCACATTGGTGGAATGAGGACTACGCAGACTATGAGAGTCGTATTACAAGATAAACCTTACATATCAGTATATTTTCCAAAGCACTGGACAGAATTACAAAAGGACATTTGGTTAGCCAAATGGTTCAAGAATAGAAATCAGACACATTAAGGACAGACATGACAGACCAACAAAAATTTAACGACTACGCAAGGTTCGTAGATATAACAACCTCACAGACAAGTAAAAACACAGACAAAATGACAGCCAGAATGGATAGGCTACAAGGAACTACAAGTGTGCAAGGCGAACACAGAACAGAAGAAATGCAAGTAGCAAGACTACTAACATCAGTTATCGGTATGATGGCTGAGAGTGGAGAGTTTGCAGAAGTAGTCAAGAAAAAAATATTTCAAGCAGACACACATTTTACAGAAGATGAAATATTCCATATGAAAAGAGAACTAGGAGATGTTCTTTGGTATTGGGTGCAAGGCTGTACAGCTTTAGGATTCACACCACACGAAGTCATGGAAGAAAATATTAAAAAACTAGAAAAAAGATACCCCAACGGCTTTGAAGTCGTTCGCTCAGAAGTGAGGCAAGATGGGGATATTTAGTAAGAAAACTAAGTACAATAGTATAAATACTAAGTATAAATTCAACGAGGATAAAATATTAACCAAGTTGAAAGTCTATATAGACAATACTTATGACCAACACTATAGTGCAGATAAAATACAAGCAACTGAATTTATTATAGACTCAGGACATGGAGAAGGTTTTTGTATAGGAAACATTATGAAGTATGCAAAACGATATGGAAAGAAAGCAGGTAAAAACGAACTAGACTTGCTAAAAATTATTCACTATTCGATTATATTATTAGGGAGTGAAAATGAGAACAATTAGGAAAAAATCCCATGAAAAACTTGATGATGCAAATTTAAAAAGAGTATTGGATTTACTTAATAAAGATAATCCTATAACTAAAAAAGAAGCATGTGGCATGCTCAACATAACCTACAATACTACTAGATTAAATAGTATTATGACAGATTTTGATGAAACCATGCAGTACAGAGAAAAGCGTAAATCCCAAAATAGGGGAAAGAAAGCCACCGAGTACGAAGTCAAACAAGCAATTGAAATGTTTTTAGACGAAGAACCAGTATCTGGTATAGCCAAGAGACTATATCGTTCTACTACATTTGTACGAAATTTATTAGACAAAGTAGGGGTTCCTGAAAAAAGACCTAGTACTGAAAGTGGTAGTGGGGCAAAAGTAGGATTTTTACCCGAGCAGTGCGTATCTGAAACATTTGAGCCAGGCGAAAAAGTTTGGTCAGCAAGATATGACTTACCTGCTAGAATAGTAAAAGGGAAGTTTAATGATAAATATGACTGCTGGGTATACCACATTTATGTAATAGAATTAACAAATTTTGAGTCCGAGTATTTTGGATTCATAAAAGAAGGTGGCTACCATGCCCACCAACTCGCTTATGACTTAGGTAGTTTAAGACACTTAAACAAGTACGATATAAATATCTAAAGCATAAGGAGTGCAAAAATGGAAGTATGGACAATAGTGTCAGCTTTGTGGCTGTCCTCTTGGATTATGTGTATAGTAAGAACATACCCTATAATCTTTAGAATGGTAAAGAACACAGAAGGTGGCGAACTAATAGTGAGTTATAAATATACTCACATGATGATATATGCAATATGCCTTTTCATAATTACACCCCTAATATGGTCAATCATTTACAATGATAGTAACAGACAGAGATGGTGTATCGCATATGTTGTACAAATTTGCAGGAGCAAAAAATGAATGGAATAATTAGAGAAGCTTTAAAGCTCAAATATGAAGGAGACATAGCTGCGGCTAATGCCAATGTAAAGGTTTATCTTTTAAATCCTGCTGGTATTGGGGAACACTCGGATATCATTCAGGCAATAGATGAACAAATCGAAAAAGCCGCAAATGCACAGGAGAAATTGGACTATATTCTCAACCTAAAATATTAGGAAAACAAAAAATAGTTCTTGACATAGCACTCATTTTTCTGTATAATATATATTAATGAGTGATAGATATTACAACCAAATGAGAGACGCGACAGGATGGTGCTTCGGCATGCCTGAGTCCCTCAAAAACAAACGGAGAAGAAGAATGGCTTGGACAGACGAATCAAAGCAAGAAGCAGTGGAAATGTATGTAGAGCAGGAACCAACACCTGAAACTAGCATGGAAATTGTAAAGGACATTGCTGACCACTTAGGCGAAAGCCCTAATGGAGTCAGAATGATTCTTACTAAAGCAGGCGTTTATGTTAAGAAAACACCAGCTACAGGTGCCGCTAAATCAAGTGGTGGTGGTAGTGCAAGAGTATCAAAAGCTGACGCAGCTGCAGCACTAACAAGTGCTTTAACTGATGCAGGTCAAGAGGTCGATGCAGATATTATCGACAAATTGACTGGTAAAGCTTCAGTATACTTTACAGGTGTACTCAACAACATCAACAATGGCTAAATAATACTACCCATTACTAAAGAGGAAGAGTTTTCTTAATAGTAATGGAGTATTATAGTGAAGAAAGATGAGTTCATAAGAACTGTATCAGATTGTGGTGACGCAATCATAACTTATAGGTCAACAAACAGTAGAAAATTAAAGTATAATGTTTGTACCCTAGACTTCGATAAC